TTAGTAGTGGAAACACGAACATTAATATTGTAACAATCCACAGTAAAATGTGTATCGAAAAACAAATAGCCTCGTGCAAGACCCATTTAAGTTCGTCCTTTCTCATCCTTGTTTTGGTTTAATAAACCTTCAATTTCATTAAGTCTTTGTTGATGACTTAATCCACTATTTTCTGAATTTATTATATCCAGTATTTCTTCTATAAGTTCTTCTTTACTCATCTTTGTTTTGGTTTAAATTAAGAGCGAGTGGGCATATGTTACCACCATTATCACCGAGCTGACCCATGGAATTTACGGTTGTTTCTACTCTGATCAAGAGTTTCGCTCTATTATCTTCTTACACTTCTCGTAGTCCTCAATGGACTCGTAATACTTCAGTACCACATCTGGGTCTTCGTGATTCTCAGGCAGGTAGAACACCTCCTGCTCTGCAAGCTTGTCGTAGTCTGTATCACCTATCAATAACTGATAGGCGTTGTAGTATGCTTCTTCAGTATCGCTCATCTTATTTGTTTATAGTGGTCTTAATTGATTTTGGGATAAGCAATAACCTTTTCCGTGACCTAAATCTTTGATGTTGGACTCTTGTATGAGTTCATCCTTTAAAGACCACCCAGCAAATGTTACCGTATTATCTTCAATTATAGCGAGTATATACATATCAACATCTGGATTAACCTTCATTGTGGACAGTAACTTTCCAGTTTTGTACCTCGTAGACTTTATATCGTACCTGTAATTCTTATATACCCCATCGCAACTTCCGCTTCTCGGAGATAAACCTATATCTGGGAATACATTGAATTTTTTAGCAAAGGCATACTCAGCAATTACCCCATCAACATCAGCAGCCATACCATCATGGCTTCCTATTTTAGCATCTTTTACACCAGCGTTTCTCGCTATCAATGTTCTCATTCTTCCTATCATCTCACAAACTGTGATTTCGTCAGGTCTTAGCGTTACTTTCATCCCAATATCTTTAGCGTTCCGTCAGACTTCACTATGTACACACAGTTGGGATCCTCAATGATACTGACGATAATACTCGCCATGTTCTCATGCATACTACCCTGCTTGACAAGGTTCTTGAAAAACTTACGATGCTCCTTTCCATTGGGAGGGTAAACCTCAAAGCATCTTATCAATACTCTCTCTACGTGCAGTTGTGGTGTCATGTTTTTAATTTTAGCGCAAGTAAATAAATATTCCAATACCACGCAACTTTTTCAAATAAAAAAACCCCGCCATCTGCCAGGGCGGGGAACAAAGAATGAATCAAAACGCAAAAGATATGTACAGCAGATTATTATCCTAATTCATTTCATACAGCAATATCGTATCCTTGGTAGCCTTCGCTATAAAATCCTCATACTCCTCATAACTCTCATCATCAGCCTGTGGAAAACATATATGCAACAACTCATGCACTATACTCTCCTCGTCCAAAGGTATGTCGTGGTAAATGACAGCACTCCTGCCATTAAAGTCCCTCTCTATCCCTACAAAGTAATCCTCACCATTGTACTCCACTTGCTTTGGGTCTATACGTTCTGTACGGACACTCCAATCATCAAGACCAAGCCTACGTACCCAGGAATCTATAAGTGGTTTCATTACACTTCCCAACCTATGGTTTTCATTAACTCTTCCAACTCTTTAGCCTTGTACTCTACCTTTCCGTCTATGTACTTATCATAAACCGAGTTTATCTTCTTCTTGTACTGTGTTTTTGAAGATGGAGGCAAGTCTTCAGTCATCAACTGCAAAGCTATGCTGTATGGCGTGGTATGAAGAATCATTAATAAGGAATTGTAAATAGTCCTCTCTTGTGGTGTCATTTGTTTTGAGTTTTATGACCGCTAAGTAAATGATTATTTTTCAAATTACAATGTATCGCTTTTTATTAAAGCGTCAAATACATCATTCAATGAAGACTGACACCTATCTACAAGATAACAGATCGATGAGTCCGTGTGTTCACCGTAAACATTGTCAAGGAAACCATCAAGCTCAGAAATAAAGGTATTTCCAATAATCTTCAATACATCCCTGTTTGGTGACGTTCCTGACATCATATCAAGCTCATTCACAAGTGCCTGTGCAAGTACAACCGACCTGACGGCTATTCGATCCTCCTCACTCAATCCATTAGCCTGACATACACCTATGTCTGAAATCCCATTAAGCCTCCACTCGTCAAGCTCTATGATAGATACATAATTATTCCGATCACTTTCAATCCAATCAGCACGATAGCCACCGAACTCACCATCTATGACACCATAATAGTAAAATCCTTCCCAAAAAAAATCAGTATCCATACCGTAATAATTATTGCCAGTATTCTCTCCAGTATCCCATCCGTCAGACTGGTACTTCTCAATTATCCTCTTACCCATCTTAGGAGATAGGTTCTTGATCACCGTATTATTAAGTTTTTTCATGCAGCTAATTTAATAAAAACCCATAAATTCGTTGTTATGAAAGATAAACTATTCAAAATACTCTTCCCATCAAAGCATGAGGAGATAACGAGCCTGACGAAAAAGCTGAAAGACGAAGCATTCAACATAAGAATGCTCAAAGAAAGAAACAGTAAACAGGCATGGATAATTCAAACCATGAACAAAGACCTGAAAGAAATAAGGTCCGCTGCAAAGGAACACCAGAAACAACAGACAGCAGAGGCAGAACGTAAATACTATAAGACCCTAAAAGAAAAGGGATTCATCTGACAGCGTTCCTGAAAAAAAAGCCCCCAGGGTGAAATGGGGTGGGGTATGAGTTGTGTACATGAGTTGTGTACATGGGGGTAGTATATACATAGTGAATCGGATTCCAAATCGTGTCAAAATCACCCCCCGTGTCGCATGGGGTGGGGGGTCAAATTCCAAACAAAACCCGAACCTGAGCCTCCCGCATCATCATACATCATTTCATATGTAGCTACCCGATGCACTACCTTCTACTGAGTTCGGTTGCCATGGGTCAAATGTTCGTTCGTGCCGTGGCAAGCGTTAACAAACCTTAACCTTGGAGCCGCTCATGCCTATCTACCTGTAGATGCTGGCCGTTGCAATGATGTTTCTGTTGGCCGTTGACGTTGCACGTAAAAGGTTAATACTATGCATTACAAGGTACTTTCCCTTCCTTTCTCCCAATGCCTAAGTATCTTATGTTTCAGCGTTCCTTTATGTTTCTAGCCCATATGCCTTTAAATGCCAATAACATTGTATCTAAAGGGTTTTCTCTTCTCTTTGGTATGTAGGTATCAAAACTTTTTTTTATTTGAAATTAAGTTCAGGGCAATGTGTACACGTATAGTGATTCTATGTGTTTGTCTTCTATATGACATTTGCTATTTGCATTATACGTCAGGAACATTATCTTACGCCCGTGATACCTTATTACTATAATAGGCAACAACGTACACACGTAGCAATTTAGCTTGGTCTATTTCTAACGTGTTGATAATCAGCAACTTACAAGGCTATTTTCACTTTTGTCATCTGGCTGACATTTTACGTCAAACCCCCGATATACTTTTACCCTCAGAAACAAACGGGGTGACCCACTAAAAACTCAACAAGATGAAAACTTACATTGAAAAAGAAAGCACCAAGAGAAGTGAGAAGCTAATTGCTTGGGCTAAAAAGAACAGCAAGACATTTGTAACGGGCGCACCGTTATCTGTTTACAAGTATGGTGTTGATGAGAATAACAAGTTGACATTTGCCACATTCATTACCGAACGAGGTTCTGAGGATATATACACAGGTGGCGATTGCTTGGCTTCATCAATAGAGGATAGCGTAAAAATAGTTAGAATAACAGGAAAGTAATATTGAAATGGGGGGTGCGCATCCGTAACGCACAATAAAAAAAACAAAATGAAAACAATAACAGAATTATTTGAATTGGTAGCATTGGCCGCAAAGAGCGATGCAGTACTTAGACAATTAGAACTTGAAAGTTACAGAGGTAAATGGTTCATCAACTACTCAGGACACGTTAACGTGTTGGACATCCAATACTTTCCAAGTGGTTGGTCATCTGGAGGTCGGTTCGAGAAGTGTTCGGTCAATCTTGACGATAACGGCATCCAAGAGGCATATTGGTTTATCAATAACAGATTAACGAAGTGATTAACACGGGGAGGCTCGACCTCCTTCCACTAAAACAAAAGCAAAATGAAAGCATCAACACTATTCGCATTAACGAGCATTGTCTTATCAGTATCATCAGTAGCTTCGCTGATATTCATAAACGAACTTGCCTTTGGGCTACTTGGACTTGGTTGTTTGGCATCATTCATTGGAGCCATTCTACTTGATGGAATTGAGAACGGTAAACTTTAAACACAAAAGCAAAATGAAAGCATTCATCAAAACAATTACAGTAACGGTCATTACGGGGTTAATTATTCCAACATTCATTACATTCTTTTGGTTGGTAAGTGTTGGAGGGTTTGACTTGGTCGAGGCACTCAGAAGTGAATTTACGATTATAATCAACGGGTTCATTACGGCAGTGGTATTTGTATCCTACGGTTTGACCATAGGCACTGAACAATAAAACGGTAATTGTCATCTACATTACATTTTAGTATCAGGAACGTAACTACATTGCAGTCGAATTAAAAAAACAGAAAAATGAAAAAGCAAGAAACAATCAACAGAATTTTAGCTGATATGGACAACCTAAGTAAGGCATATGAAATGGCGGAGGCATTGGAAAGGGTAGAGAACGATAAAGACCTTTACCTCCTTGCAAAAGCTATAGCACCTGAATCGATAGCAAGCGGTTGGACACGTAGCCAAATTTTAGAAACAATTGAAGACGTATTACTTTCAAGAGCATAACAAGTAACTAACTATTAAAAACAATAATCATGAAGTCATTCAGCACAATTTTACAAGGAGAGGAAGCAACAGAAGAATACGCAATAGAATTCGCACGATGCTTCGACTTTTCAGAATCTGAGACCGAAGAAGTAACGACAAGGCACAAATACTACTTTATCTTCATTGATACGGTTAACGGTATTAAAATATATTACCAATGGCGGGCAGACTATTACTTTTTCGTACCTGAATTAGAAGACTAACTATTAAACACAAACATCATGAACTTAAGAACACTTAACACAGAATTACTTGAGAACGGAGGCTTCTCTTATTCGCTAACTTTCGGTAACGTATTCGGCTCAGATAACTATTCGGTAGCCTTCCACAAGGCAACGGAGAACGTATTTGATAAGCTACCTACAGAGGCCGATTACCAAGAGTACGTGAACAAACATATTACTCTACTTGCCAAGGAAGATTTCATCTTGGGAGGTTGGGAACACGAAGGAAAGTATTACTTGGATGTGGCTCAACTACTACCGAAGGATGAGTATTCAGAGGCGGATGCAATTAAGGTAGGTCAGGAACGTGAACAGATTGCAATATTCGACCTTCAGGAAGGCAAGGAAATTAAGTGCAAATAGTATGAACAAGGGTAGGGCTTCGGCTCTACCCACAAAACAAAACGAAATGAGTAAGCCAGTAAAAAATTGGGAGTTCTACTTCGAACTGAAAGACGGAAGCAGAACCTACTTCGAACAAGAATGTAAGGAGCCAACACGAACAAAACTGTGGAAGTCTTTACACGATAGACTAAATGAAGAACAAGTCAAAGCCATTGCGTTTGGCGTAAAACCAAAAACGAAATGAAAACGATAACGAGACATTCAGACACAATCTACGCCATTCTAACGGTGGTATTGATAGCGATAGTAACACTAACGATAAAATTTTAATAGCAATGGAATTGAATTACGAAATAGATGTGAAGACACGTAGAGGTAGTTACAGGACGTACAAGATTACCTTCAGCGGGGAGCGTCACTACGAAAATTGGTGCAATGCAATGGAACAGAAGTATGGACACAAGATAATTGGCGAAAGGGAAATAAAGTAATTGTCATTTGAGAGACATTTTAATACGACAGGAACACAGACATTTGAACAAACAAAAAAACAAAACAAAATGATTTACGAGACAATTGAAAAAGGACGTAGCTTCTCAGGGGAAGTTGACCTCGAAGAGGCACCAGTATTGGTACTAGTGGATGAACTTGATTGTGAACATATCAGTTTCAGCAAGATTAGAAAGGAATTGAACAAGGAGTTCAAGTTCTGTAGCCATAGGGTATTGGTGGAATACCTAAGTAATTTAAGCATTAACTATTAAAATTAAGGAACAATGAAAGTAACAGAGCAATTATTAGAAGTAGAATGGAGCAGTAACGATTCTATCTGCGAACCTGCTTTTATAAAGGTAAGACTTACAGAAGAGAACGAAGCTATTATCAAGAAGCACTCAGAATATGCAAAAGAGAACGGGGTATCTGTTTGCGTACCATTCTACAGTTACGAATTTCTTGACGAGGATAATCAGCCTTTTACCGAATGGAGAGCAGATGTAACGTATCTGAAAATATATCAGTACGGTGGGGTATGGTTCTACGCTGAAAACAAGTGGGACTCTTCAGTTCAGATTGAGGCACAGTTATACGAAGTTCAATAATTAATAAAAGATGAGAATTTATAAAGAATACCAATTCCTAATATTCAGCCAAATATTCTACCTTCTACTTAACGAGGTGGAAGAGGTGAAACTGAAACTTGAATACGACCTAAGCTATCCGATATTGGTGGCAAGATTGGAGGACTACATACGCTCAGAGTATAACGACCCTGAGTACAGTGAATACGACTGCATGGTGCAGTATCTAACAGAACATTTACAATTCATAACAGAAGAACTGAAATGAGAATAGCATCAATAACAGTAGACCTTCAGGACGTTAAGAGTATTGAACGTGCTGAGAAGAAAAAGTTCAAACTTGAAAATGACGGTTGGGACTACGTGGAAACACAGGTGGATGAGGTTTTACAGATGGCCGTTATCTATTACCAAACATACTCTGAAAAGTTAGGACTTGAAGTTGAAAGGTATTGACGAAATGAAACGAGACAAACGTACAAAGGAGGAAGGTAGGAACTTCTCTGAGGTTCAGAAACGGATGACCGAGCGTACGTACAAGGACAAAAGCAAATACACACGTAAACAAAAACACAAAAAGTAATGAGAACATTCAAAGACAAGATAATCAGACAGAGGATTACCTCCCGTGGAGGCGGTATTGAAATTGACCTTCAAGAGTTCGGACACAACGGTAGGATGACCGCATACCAAAACTACTTGGGAGGTGGTATGCTCGGAAGGGTAGCCAGTGATTGCAATATCGAGAATTGGAAGGAGAACGATGAACTTGTGGAGATTGCATACGAACTGCGCCAATACTTCCACGGTTTAACAAACGCTGATGATAGTGTTGAAGGAACGTCCTTCGAGCAGAATCAGAATTTACCAATAAGTGCTTATTAACGTATTTGTCAGGTAGATGACATTTTAATACGACAGGAACACAGACATTTGAATAAACAAAAACTAGAACACATGGAAATAGATTTAGTATCAGGTAACATCTACGGAATAGTAGACAACGGAGTGTTAATCTTATGTGCTTTTATTGGCTTTGAGATTGACGTAGTTATTGCAAGGTGGTTCAATAGAGCCACCAATCCATTCCTTTCAGCAGTGATAGGGGCGGCAATAGGAAATTGCATCAGCGACTTTCTA